CATGAATTTCAACGTCACCTCGGGTAGCTCACTCGGGAACACAAAGTTGAGCATTTTGGAAAGTAACAAGGTTGGGATCAACACGGCCACACCCGAACCCGTGGGTCTTCAAGTGTACGGGAACGTCTTCGTGAACCAGCAGGTCACGGCGAACAACAACTACAATCACGAACTTGCGGCGATGACGGTGACCCACCAAATCCCTGTACAGTCCACGAGCGACATTCGAGGTGTTTTGAACCTGTGTCGCCAAGGCACAGTTGGGCAGTCCACACAGGGCGCGAGGGCGACACTCGCGTTGGGGAAGTACGCCATCTCCTCGGGGACTTCCAAGACGAGATTGGACTTCAACCTCGCTGAGAACGACTACGCGGTCGCGCAGCAAGTCATGACCGTGCGAAGCGACGGTAAGGTCGGGATCGGCACACACCTCGGAGCAGCCACGGATGACGCGGCCAAGCTCACAGTGTGGACCTCGGGTGGAGCCAATCCAAGGAATAACGGGGTGTGGGTGTACAACTCTAACGACGCAGCGAACCAAGACGCCATCGTGTGTTGCGAGGTGAATGACGCCGGTGGAAATGCCTTTTCGTCGTACAAAGTCACCACAGGCCAGTACGATGGGTGGGCCGTGGGTGTCGAGGGGGAGACACAAAAATTTAAAATTTCCTCAAACGCCGCCGCCATCCAAAGGGAAACCCGCCTCACCATAGATAACTTGGGAACGGTGGGGATCAACACAGACGCACCAGAAAGTGCATACAAACTCCACGTCGACGGGGACGTCAAGATTGGAAACTTCTTAGCCTTCAAGGGTGTGCAGTACGACCAAGACAACTTCGTCCACTCCTTCATCGAGGAACGGCAGTACGACGTGTCTGGGCGTTCGGAAATTTTAATGTTCAAAGGGAACGATTCCGCAGCCACCGGTGATGGCCCGGATCAAATCAGGCACATCGCTGGCCAACACGTGTTCCAGGTGTACAACAGCACGTCCGAGATTGATCAAGACATCATCGATGGCATGAAGGATAACGAAAACAACATCACCGCAATCGGTGGGGACACCATTTTCCAGACCACACCCGCGGCTTTGATCACGCGGAACAGAAGATTACTCCTGAACGAAAACCAATCCAAAGAAGCCGACATTGGGAACGACGTCCGACTTTATGTGAACGGGGACATTCGCATCCCGTACGGCTCACTCATGGATTTCTCGAACTGCACCATCACTTCCACGGCCACGGGTAAAAACTTTTTCGATTGCCAAGAAGAAAGCGACTTATCCTTCCGTTTCGGCCCAGATGGGAACAACGAAAAAGTGCGCTTCACGAATGACGGGAACGTGTGCGTAGGAACAACCACGGCCACGACGTTGGTAAACTTTTACGACGAAGCAGACACGGACGTGGACGTGCTCACAGTGGAATCACCCGCGGCGTCCACGGCGAACAAGTACGCCGGCATAAGGGTTCTGAACGACCCAGGTTTCGGTGGCTATCTTCGCGCGAAAAAGAGATCCAGCCCTAATGCGAACACCTTCACCTTAGGGGTGTTGTCGAACGACACGTCGGTGGACGTCATGCACTTCAACGCCGATAGTAACGTCGGCGTGGGTGTGTCCAACCCTCAGACCAAGTTCCACGTGTACGACGGCACCGCCCGCGTGCAGCACTCCACGGCCAATGCTGTGGTAGAATTCAAAACTTCCCACGGGACGTCGAATATTTACGCCGATCGCAGCGGCCACTTGCACATCGCCCCGTCGTCGGGGTCGAACGTCTACTTGGAAGGTGACCTCCAGGTGTCTTCGAACATTAGTTTCGGTGGGCGGATCGAGTTAGGGACGGCCGTCGGCGTCGGCATCGCCGAACCAAGCACCACCCTCCACGTGAATGGGGGGATGATCACCAACTCAGATAACGTGGCATGTAAAAGGTACAGCTCCACTTTTTTCGTGGACGTGGGTCAAGGGAAAAACATCAAGTTGGAGTTCGGGAACGACGCCTTCTACGCTAAAGTGAAGGCCATCCTACGGGACGCGAAGAGTGGGGGTGAGAACAACATAAGCACCATGGTCCTCGAAGTCCAAGGTGGGAGCTCGAACGGGGTGCAGTCCAGCGTGCCCATCGCCGTGGGCACGAAGAACGTGTTCGGTGGCGCGAACCCTAACCCGTGGAGCCCCATCGTGCGCACGACATCTAATCAAGTTGAAATAACTCCATATAACACTACAAACACTAACAAATACTACTACGACATATACGTGAAGGTAATTTCTGCAAAGAATGGCAGGCTTTCCCGTATTTTAGCGAATACTTCCCAAAAGGCGACCTATACTTACTAATCACGTAGTCGAAACACTCGCTGCTACCAATCTTCTTTGAAAACTCATGCGCGCACGTGAGAGCGTCTTCCGTGACGTCGCCCCCACGTTCGACGAGGTAACGCAGGCAATTCATCTTCCCGAAACGCGCGGCGTACGTCACGGCCTCGTGATTGAAAGGACACCCGTGTTCGATAGCATAGCGTAAACTATCGAATTCACCCGTGGCGGCGGCATACTTCGTTAGGGTTTCATCCCAAGGACACCCCCTTTTATGTAAAAACTTGAGTTCACGCAAGTCCCCCTTCATAGCGCACTGCATCGTGGTCGACGGGTGCGCTATGAAGCCGAAAGGCGTGTTCTTACCATGGAGCTGACCCTTGGCGAGGAGACAGTCGAGTTCGAGGCGGAGTTCGCGGCGGTAGTTCATGTGTCAAAAAGTGACGTCACTTTTTCATCGCGTCCGTGATCGCCAAGATGATGACACCCATGATAAAAAATAATACTAAATAGTTACATTCACTGTCTTCCAACGTGATTGGCTGTTGGTCCACGACTTTTTGCGCCTGTGAGGCGGCGCTCGCGGTGGTAGCGGCGGCGACCGGGCGCGGAGGTTCGTCTTCCTCCAAGGGGCACAATGCCAGAGGTTGCATCTATAGTAATACTCAGAGATTAATTTCTTTTCTCTTGCGACCCCGCTTCTTGGGTGCCGCTGGAACAGACACCTCCTTGACTTCCTCTGATCCACCACCATCCGCGTCCCCACCTCCATCAGACACGATGTCCGACACGTCATCCGCGAATTCCTCGGGAGCAGTCTGTTCGGGTTCTTCCTGTCTGGTGTTCATCGGCATCGGAGGCATCATGATACCATTCATGAGAGTGCTGATGTCCACACCAGGGCCCTGCATTTCGTAGGAACCGTCGGCACTCGTGCCACCACCAGCCTGGGCGGCGTTGTTCGCAGCCGTGTTCTGCACCGCAGCCATCATGTTCTTCACCAAGTCGGGGTTTTGCTTCACCACCTGACCGATGTCTGGGATAGCCGCCTTGAACATGCTGTTCGTGAGGTGATACATCATGGCCGAACCGGAAAGCATCAAGATCAACTTCAGCTCCGGGGCAACCTTCATCGAAGAACGGTACTTCACGATGAGTTCCTCGAACACGCTGTCGTAATCTTCCAAATTTTCGTGCACACTGTTCGACCAACCCTCGAGTTGTAACTCAAAGGGGTTAAAACGTGTGTTCAAAAATTCCAAACCCGTGGTGCAAGCAACCAAGACCTTTCGAGCAAACTTAACGCCCTGCTCGACCTCGATGCTGTACGTCACGCGCTTGATCTCCGCGCGAACGTCTTCGATCGGGGAGTACGCGTTGAGCTTGCGGTTCACGGCGTGGCCCTTCTTCGAAAGGCGCTCGAGCTTGTTCAACAAGTCAAGGCGCTCCTCTTCCACGGACGTGTAACCCCGCGAAGGCTGTTCCTGCGGTAAACCAGCACCACCGTCGTCGTCTCCGTAGTCGTCGTCGCCATATAAATCTTCCATAGGCGGCTCGTCGTAGTCATCGAAGTTCGTAGGCATCACAGGTGGTGGCTTGGGCGCACTCTGCTTCGTTGGGTTCATAAAGGCGTCGATTTCTTCCTGGTGGAGGTCCTCGCCACGAGGCGGGGGTGCCGAAGGCTTCCTAGGCATAGGCTTCGGGCGCGAAGTGCTGATTTCAATTTCGTCCATCATCGCCTGCTCATCGGCACTCAATTTCATCACATTGGCTGAAGATCGGTCGATTACGATTTCGGTCATCTACTCTCTATGTTGAAATTAAGGGGCTACGCTTTAACGCACTTTTTTTTTCTTCACAAAAAGTATAAAATGCTTAACCTGAACAAGACGAACCGAAACATGATCGCCGCGATCGCCATCTTGCTCGCCCTCATCTTCGCCATGGGTGCCTTCAAAAGCCGATACCAGGAGGTGACTTTGGCCGAACCCGGCCCGGAAGGATCCATCCTCGACCTCCCGAAGAAGTCCGAGTGCGTCGCAGGCTCGCGCAACGAAGGTGAAAGCACGTACTCCGTGCCCACCCCAGGTGGTCTCTGCGGCGCCGAAGAATTCGTGCGCAAGTCTGCGGGTTATAAATTAATCTAAGCTTACTTTAAACCATGGCTCAGATCACGGCCAACGCCACGATCCCTGATCTCGATTACGAGTACCACACCATCACGTTGGACAGCATCGGCCAGGCAAGCGCCAACACGTTCACGGCTTACCTCACGCAGCCGCTGAAAAACGTCGTGCAGGCCAGGCTCCTCGGGGCGCACATCCACACCAGCGCGGCGACCGAACACTGCTACGTGTCCATCGAAGAACTCAACTCTAATTTTAACGATCGCGCCTCCAACGTGTACGGGGGGCAGGCGTCCATCACCGCCGTGCGATCGTCCTTCGCCTCAATCATCACCGACGCCGGGACACACTCATCCGGGGACACCCTCGTGAAGTTCAAGGATGAATATCCCATTGTCGCCCAATACATCGATCCGATCAAGCGCGTCGAGAGGTTCACGGTGAAAATCATGGACCAAGAAGGTCAAACCATCAAGAACGCGAGCGTCAGCGGGGACAACTTTTTGGTTTTGCGTTTTGTCTGCAGAAAAGGTAATTTGTAATTTTCTCGAGGTATTATAGTAAAACATGTCGTACCAGCTTTTCACGGCCCTGGGCGCCCAAGACGAATGGATCTCGGGCGGCGAACCAAATAGTTCTTTTTTTTCCGCAGTGTACAAGCGACACACTCCGTTTTCGCAGTGTGTCGAAAAACAAAAAATTTACGGCAAACCCGTCGAAGACGGGCTGTCCAGGATCGTTCTCGAAAGGCACGGGGATTTGGTGGGATACACCTACTTCGCCGTGGAACAAGGCGGGGCCTCGGTCACGGTGAACGACTGGACCAGGCTCATCAAGGAAGTCTCCATCGTCATCGGTGGACAGAAGATTGACACCATGACCTCCGACTTCACCGAACGCATCGCCGTGGACATGTTTGCAAGAAACGTAAGCAAAAGCTCGAACGGCCCACACGGGGGTGGGGTCTCCATGTTCTACCCTCTCAGGTTCTGGTGGAATGAAAACGTGAAGAATGCGCTCCCACTGTGTGCGATGAAGTATTCCGACGCCGAACTCCACGTGCGGTGGGGGCCGGACGCCGACCAATACACGTGGTCGTGTTTCTCCAATTACTACTACTTGTCCGATCAAGAA